TTTTATAGCCTGTTTAATGCAGGCTTTTTTTTACCCCCATACAGACATTTATAATTAAGATATGGACATTCAACACCATGGCAATATCACTCTATTGCTGAAGCAACCATAAGGCTTCCATGAAAATCCTACATTACACAGTATTAATAGTTGCTGAAGCCCAATCCTCAGATAATAATATCAACCCTCTCATCTTGGATCTCTTGCATGACCGAAACTATTCAAGTAAGTCAAACCGAGGCATTAAACTTCCACCCCATGCATTCGTTGGTTCAGAGGGTCAGGCAGTTTTAGAGTGGGAGTCTGAAAAAGATGGAGCAGAAAAACTAAAAAAAAGACTCTACCAGATGCTGCATCGAATTATACGTTTAGAAGAATGTCCCACAGCAATTTTTCTAATGATTTGCCCAGAAGATAAAACATTAACCTTTGTTTCAAGACTTAAATTAAAAAAATGAACATCGATGTTTTAACCTTCACCATCTGAAAATACTTTGACCGTGCAAACTGCGAAAAATCATGATACACATCAGTAAATACTGTATCATTTGCTAAGCATTGCTGTTACATTCGGTTTAATGATGAATCCTCCTCAGCGGCAGGGCTAATTAACCTGATGATTTGTATATCAAGCGGCTCATCGTGAATTTCTGAAGCAGCGAGTCACGAGTGGTTAGTTCAATGACTCACCGGGAGGCACCCGGCATCATATCCGTGAGCCCCTGTATAATTGCAGGGGCTTATTTACATTACAAAAGCATAGTCGTAGACATATTATTGTTAATACTCATAGCCGGTAATTAGGTTCGGATGAATGGACCGATTAAAGAATCATCTAACTTTTATTAGGTCTGAATACCTCGTAGTATATCGTGGAGATAACATATCCCGTTTCATCTGCCACTGCTGCTGTATGCCCTGCCCGGCAAAATAAAGCGTTCCCTTTCCATCTTTCGCGTTCAGATAATCCAGAACTTCCATCAACCTTTCGCTACCAGCACGCGGCGCGTTTTCGTCGAACAGGTTCAACTGAGCCACGCCTTGGCTGAAAAAATCTCCCAGCAAGATTCCAGCCTTTTGATAGCGATGGCCATCCTGCCAGATTTTGTCCAAGCACTTTACCGCGGCGTTGATGATGTCGCGGGAATCCTGAGTGGGTGTGAGAAGCTTCATGGACGCACTGTTACCGTAATAGGGCTCGTTAAGCGCAAAGGGAGAGGTTTTCACGAACGCAGAGATAAAGCGGCAGTACTGATGCTCACCCCGAAGTTTTTCAGCGCCACGGGCCGCATAGCTGCAAATAGCCTGGCGCATCTGCTCATAGTCCGTGACGCGTTCGCCGAATGACCGACTGCAGACGATTTCCTGCTTTGCTGACGCAAACTCCTCCAGATCAAGACAAGGCTCGCCGCGTAACTCCCGGACCGTTCGCTCGAGTACCACGTTAAAGTGTTTACGGATAATCCATGTGCTTTGTTCTGAGAGGTCCAGAGCCGTTTTAATGCCCATGGCGTTAAGCTTCTTACTTATGCGACGGCCAACGCCCCAAACGTCCTCTACGGGTACCAGGGCAAGGAGTCGGCGCTGGCGATCGATATTCGATAAATCAACTACTCCGCCAGTCTGCCGCTGCCATTTCTTTGCGGCGTGGTTGGCGAGTTTAGCGAGTGTTTTTGTCTGGGCAATGCCAACGCCAACGGTGAGGTGCGTACGCTTCAGAACCGTAGCGCGGATCTCCTTGCCGAACTCGGTCAGGTCCCGGCAGTTTCGCACTCCAGTAAGATCACAAAAAGCTTCATCGATACTGTAAATTTCGACGCGGGGGCTCATTTCCTCTAGCGTCGTCATTACCCGGTTCGACATATCAGCATACAGCTCGTAGTTACTGCTGAAGCAGACAACGCCAGCTCGTCGGAACAGTTCTCTCTGCTTAAAGAACGGCTCCCCCATGGTAATTCCAGCCGCCTTGGCCTCGGCGCTGCGCGCGATTACGCAGCCATCATTATTCGAGAGAACGACCACCGGCCGCCCTCTCAGGTCCGGCCTGAATACAGTCTCGCATGATGCGTAGAACGAGTTCACATCACAGAGCGCGAACACGTTCAGCTCGCCGATTTAACGATGAAAGTCACGACGCCGAAAACGTCCAGCGTGTCTTCGCTGCCAACAATGATCGGACTGTAGGCGCTGTTCATTGGATTGAGTTGCACGGTCGGGCGCAACTGCAGGCGTTTAACAGTGAACTCCCCTTCCACCGCTGCGATGACAATGTCACCGTGCACAGCAGTCCTGGAGCTGTCTACCACCAGCAGATCACCGTCGCTGATACCGGCTTCGATCATAGAATCACCCGCGGCTTTGACGAAATATGTCGAACTCGGGTGAGCGACAAGTAACTCATTGAGATCGATGCGCTGTTCAACGTAATCAGCTGCGGGGCTAGGGAAACCACACTGCACTAAGTCACTGAAAAGCGGGAGAGCAATAATTTCTCGCAGTTCTGCAGGGCTGATAAATTCCATACGATACACCTCGAACACTGTTTTTATATACAGTAGCTTCATTTGAGTATGCACGCAAGACAGAGGGTCTGCCATGACTGATTAAAGCTTCGCCGTTTCGTTTCTAAGTTTCTACGTCGCTTCGAATTATGAGTTTTGTAAATTTTATGGCCGCAATTCTATGTGAGCAAAATTAAGCCGACTTTGAAGCGGGAAATTTTTTATAAAGCGTGCATACGGCAACGTCATAAATTATCGCTATCTCCTTCCTGTCCATGCCGTTCGCAATCAGTCGGCCTGCCTGTGCCCATTGCTCCTCGGTAAGTTTCGGACGCCTTCCACCTATTCGTCCTTTCTCACGAGCAGCCGCCAGACCCGCCCGGGTGCGCTCAACGATCAACTCTCTCTCCATTTCGGCGAGGGCTGACATGATATGAAAAATAAAGCGTCCCATTGGGCTGGATGTATCGATGCTATCTGTGAGGCTTTTAAAATGGATGCCGCGCTGCCGGAGTTCGTCCACCAGTAGCACGAGATTCCGCATGCTGCGTCCGAGACGATCCAGCTTCCAGACAACAAGCGTATCTCCCTCTTTCAGCATCTTTAGAAGCTTTTTCAGCGCTGGCCGGTTTGCCACTGTTCCGCTCATTTTTTCTTCGAAAATCTGTTCACATCCTGCGCGTTCGAGTGCTTGCCGCTGAAGATCAGTATTTTGGTCATTTGTTGACACCCTTACATAGCCAATTTGCATATTTTTCACCCAATAAATTCTGCAAAAAAATCAGGTGAAGTTATCGACCAGGCCGCTCAAGAGCAATCTATAAAACGTCGGTTTAGGAGATACCAACACAGCGAACTTCGCAAGCCTCGAAATTGGTGCCAAAAAGCCCTCTACTTCGAGCTTCGTTGATTTCCATTTTCTTGGCACTAACGACTATGACGCGCGCATTCTATGCGGTGGCAATTCTAATGGAGCGAACGGTAAAGGTGACTTCACTTTTTATGCAGGAAAATACGTATTTATCGGCGATAGCTTTGAATTTCGAAACCCGATAACGTGCCAGAACGCCATCAGCGCATCCGCAAAAATTTCGACCACTGCTGATATGGAGTGCAAAACTAAAATTGCTGTTTTAGCTTCAGCTGACAATCAAAATGCCCACCTGTGGTTTTATGGTACCGGGGGGGCATCCAGGGGGGTTATATATTCCAGTCAAACAGGAATTATCCAGATCCGTCCTGACAAAAATGATAATGGCGGCTCTAATGGTTACTCGTTTGCATTTGGGGCTGATGGTAAGTTCACCTGCGTGACGATGAATCAGACCTCAGATGAGCGTGTGAAATTCGATAAAGAAGCCGTCAGTAACGCTCTGGAGAAGATTTGTTCCCTGACGGGTTATACGTTCGGCATCCAACTGACTGAATCGGAATCGGTGCACAGCGCAGGCATCATCGCTCAGGATTTAGAAAAAGTGTTGCCCGTTGCTGTAAGTTCTGGCGCAAACGGCATTACTCCGACCGGAGAAGAGATTAACGATCTCAAAACCGTGGATTACAGCGCAATGAGCGCACTGTATGTGGAAGCGATTAAGGAGCTCTACGACAGGGTAAGGAGCATGGAAAATGAGTTGGCTAATCTACAAGTTCGTTCAGGAGGCTAGATTTATTTGCCCGAGTCTGAAGCTGTAACAGCTTTCATTGCCTGTTCCAAACTAGCCAGCCGCTCCTCATGCCGATGAATCGTTTTCATTGATACCTGTAACGCACAAAGGAGGTCAAGGATAATCGCGTTATTATCGAGAACAAGCCTTTCCCTATAGCCCTGGGTAATTTTATTCCCTTCTTCATCAAACTCCTCTGTGCCGTCAGGTTCTCGGGTGTGCTTGACGTACAGAGGCTCAACCAGCTCCGCTTGTTGTGCGATAATGCCCCTCCGCACTCTCCGTTTTTCATCATCAATGTACTTAAATTTTCTCAGTTCCAGCGCTAGTATTTTTTCCACTGACTCCTGCCCGTCAAACTCCTCAATATCGCATTTGAAATTGATATCTGAGGTTCCAGCTAAAGCCAGTGTGCCCCCTGCTGCTGGGAAATTAATAACCCATTGCCCTACCGAGTTTATGCGATTGCGACGCGCTATATAAAATAGAGGTGTTGCTCCAGGGTCGCCACCGGCCATTTCAATAAGGTTTGTACTACCTACAGCATCTTCATTATTTGAAAAAGAAGTCAGGCTAAATGATGCATATGAAGCGCTTTTTCTTACCGCCAGATTGTCACTAAACGTATTCCCCTTGTTTGTCATGGCAAGATAGGAACTATCCAAAAGCGCAGCTGTTCCTAAACCGACCTTTATTCACCATCACCGGCAGTCATCACCAGATCTGCAGCTCTGAGTTTTTGGTTGTGTAAAGAATCGACAGGCATTTCGACACGCACGGACAGAAACTGATCGCGGGGGATATCCACCGGATCGCCATCGCTGATACCCTGCAGTTCGTTTCTGGCGAATGCTGGCGCTTCAGGATGTGTGCGGTGAAAGGTTTTCACCAGGACAGAACCATCCGCGTTAACCTCATAGTCCAGCCAGATCAGCGGCTGCTTGTTGCGGTCGGTGGGGATGTCAAAACCGCCATCAATACCACCCCAGGCAGCGTCTGAATTAAGCCCCTCGCATCCTTCAACCAGATATTCACCGATACGCAGTCGTGTTACGGTGCAACCCTGTGACTCAGCGTTAGTTTCGAAAGAACCGTCAGCAAATAACTGCACCACGGGGGAGGCGGCTTTTAGCGTGCCATCGCTCGTTTTTGTGGTGTTTCCTGTAGAGTAAGCAACGTAGTCATAGGTAATAAGGCCAGCATTCAAATATCTATAATGGAGTTCACCATTACCCTGAATATGGAGATGAAAGCAAATGGAGTCATCGTAGGAGCAATAAATACCAGAGCCGAATCCAATTTTCCCACTCCCTCCACCAGATCGCATAAAGCTTGAAGGATAGCGGCTGTTGTTTTCTGCTATCAATGTAGGCGTACTAACCAAAAAACCGCCCGCCCCAACTTGCATGACATTCCCGGAGGCAGTTCCGACGTCCTTCGTCGCGCTACTTCCTAAACCGAGGTTTGTGCGAGCGTCTTCTGCCTTAGCTGCTCCGGTTCCTCCGTCAGCAACAGCCAGCGCACCGTTACTCCCTTTCTGTGCCAGTTTACCGATGCCGGGGATCGTTACAGAGGTTCCATTGATGGTAACTGTGATAGTCTGGTTTGCGGAGGTGGTGGCGAACGTCTCCCACGCGCCAATATTCTCGTCATACTCTTTGATGAGCTGCGACATAGCCTGTGCCAGTCCATCAACCGAGATAATGTCCGACACAAGAATTCCATACTTCTGGCCGCTCAGCGCCGGGGAAGCGGCAGGCGTAACCGTCATTGACGTGGCGCTGTTCACGGATGAAATCTGGAACAGCTGCACCGGGTTAGACATCACGATAATCGTCTGGCCAGCGCGAACCTGGCTGGCAGGTGCCGTCCAGTTTGTGCCAGTACCGGTTGCGGTATTTCCGTTAATTGCGATGGTGCCGGTGTTATAAAGCATAAACTACCTCACGATAATAACGATCGTTAAAAGCGATCAATCATTTAAAATTGATCGCTCATATCAATCTGACTATTTTTTAAACTCAAATAAAATGGAAGTTCCCGCATAAACAGGAATGTTGAAATGAAACTTTTATTTGCTGCAGCGCTTTTGCTGTTGGCTGGATGTACGAACAAACACACAGATAACGCATTCCAGATGGACTATCCCGTTGATGCCGCTCGTTTATCGCTGGGTGGCGATATTCACGTTAATATCGACTGTGCCACCAGAGAGGTGGAAGTTATTTTAGACAGCAGCAACGGAATATTCAGCCGACATATTAAAAAACGGTTAAGTAATATTTGTTATAAAAAAACGGATAAGCTGGATGTGGTTTATCGCTTCAATTCAGCAAAGGGCGTAAAACAAGATATGATCGCGACTCATTATCCGCGCTTTCCTCCCGTCTCAAATGCCAACAAACTGAGTGATGGGGATTCTTAGGCCCCGCCCCTGAAACGTCTGGCTCCAGCTGCGCTGGTTATTTGAAATGTATCTGCCCTGCAGTTGAGAGCCAGTCCATTTGAGCACCACACCTGAATACCCGACAACCGTACCATCATCGCTGAGGTTTCCCGGGCAGTTGTTTACCAGAATCCAGGGGTTGAAACTTAAACTGACTGTAAAGGTATTGTTCTGCAGGTCATAGTTTGCTGGTACATCAAAGAACCCAACGACTCTCGGCATCTTAGAGGCTGATGCAGCGCTCCAGATAAGGCTACCGGCACTGTCAAACACATCGAGATAACCACTCTGCAAGCCAATATTTCGCGCAGTTCGGATCATGCTACCAGCATTATCTTCAAGCATATCAGCACCAGGAAAACCGTATTTGTTTGTGCCCAGCTGCAGCCACCTTAAACGGCCGTCATTCCAGAATGACTGCTGCGTAAAGCCGAGCGTACTGCCATCACCAAACGGGCTGTTAACGCGGTAGGCGCCTTTATCGGTGACGGCACCAAGCGTGCGCTGATCATAAAACAGGGTCGATCTGTTTTGTGAATCCACCAGCAGTTTTCCATCGCTGTTGTAAACTTCGAATCCGCTCATTGAAAGTTATAAACCTCAACATTGAGAGTGATTGCGGCACTTCCACCCGTGGGGAGATAGTAGAGAGTAAAGCCGCCGTTATAAGCGCGGCAAAAATACTCGTTTACAGTCACGCCAGTTGAAACGATGGTGACAAACGTCCCGTCCTGCGTTGCGCCAGAAAAGGCGACATTTTTTAACGTCTCTCCTGAAGCAAGCGAAACCGTTGCGCTGCCCATGTAACGGATCGCGTAATCGCTTAAATCCACTGCAACCCGACCTGCACTGTCCCAGCATTGCAAACCCTGTGGCATTACCATAACCCCATTCTGACGCGCAGCACGTTGTTACTGTCATAGATACGAATGAGAGTGCTCGATATCAGCATCCTCCCGCCCCCGGCCACGCCGTTAATTTCGAACGTTCCGCCCTTATCAAGCTTCCAGCCTGCAGAACCAGCCACATAGT